TCAGCCCCGGGGAAGCCCAAGCTCGACAAGGTGCACCGCGATCCGCACGGTTCCGCCGCCGAATGCCCCACCCTCCGCCGTCATGGTCAGGGCCGTATCTGCATAATAGGCGATCGGAGAGCCGGTGACGCCCCGGAACCAGGCGCCCGCACCTGTTCCGATCCCGCTCCCGTAGCGGTCAAGAGCGCCCGGCCCCACGCCGATGCGGAATGCGCTCGCGGTTCCCCCCAACGCCGAAAGCAAGCGCCCCGTGACACCGAAGACCTGGCACCCGGCAGGGATGATCGTGGGCGTGACGCTTGTCGCGCCGGGCGTGACGGCATGGTCGCGCTCGACCACCCGTAACGACAGCGCGGCACCCGATGCCGATACGGCAACGGCCCCGGGCGCCCATGCGCGTCCGTCGAAGATCGCCGATGTCTCCTCGTCGACGATCCACCCGGTCCAGCCGGCCGCAGGGGTCGCATACTCCCACCCGCCGTTGCTCCACATTGCAAGCTGTCCGTCTCGTCCGCTCCAAGCGCCGGAGGCCGCCGCAGGCAGCGCGTAGACCACTCCACCCGAGGGCGACGTCGGAGGGGCCGAGAGCGTCCGCGACTGGATCCGCAGCTGCGACAGCGCATCGAGCCGCATGAGGGCCTCGTTGACCGTCACATGCTTTTGCGCCTGCGCCGCCTGCACCAGCGGCAGACGAAGATTGGCCGTCTCACTCATCGATTCTGATCCTTGCGAAAAGCCCTGGACCAACCCGGTCCGAAATCTGAGCAACCTCGACCGCATAGGCTCCCGTTACGGCATCGGCCGCCCGGTCGGCCTCCGTGTAAGTCCAGAACGGGACGGACACCTCGATTTCTCGTCGCACGACGCCGCCAAAGACGACGCGCAGGAGGTACCGTTCGGCCAGTTCCCCCAGAGGAACGTCGACTGCATCCCACCTGTCGCCGTCAATCCGCGTCCGCCGGATCCACGAGACGTCCATATCCGCACCGCGCCGTCTCCCCCTGAGGTGCGCCGGGGCGTAGGGCCGAAGCCCTGTCGCGCGGAACGCTCGCGTCTCTTGACGATAGGACAGATCATCAGGCAACCGCCGCGCCGGACCATAGCGGTAGACGCGATCGATCCCGAAGAACGACGGCGACAACGGAAGCTGGACCAGTCCGTCGTCGAGCAGGACGACCCGGCTCCCCGCCGGCCAGGCGGGCGGCACGAGCGGATCCGTTCCTGCCTGCCCCCTGAGCAGCCGGCTGACCGCCCAGACGCCCGGCTCCACGAGTTCTGCATGGGCGAACTGGAAAACCTCCCAGTTGTCCTTGCCGCTCCCGATCGCCATCGCGTTCGCTCCGTTCAGCACGGCAAGCTCCGTCGCCGAAGCGAGCGCGCCAGCGAAAAGTCGGATCCGCAGGGGCGTCCCGCGATCCCATGCTCCGGGCAGGGCAGCGGGCAGCGCGGTCTCCGTTTCTCCCATGACCGCGGCCCGTTCGACCACGGCGTCGAGCGCATAGCCTTCCCCATCGGCCGACGAATACACCGCGACCGGAGCCCATGGATCAGCAGTGGCGCCCACGTAGAGCGCCGCCGGATCCTCGTCCCCGCGCAACAATGGCAGGTCGAGAAAGACCGCCTCGACCGGAAGCGGCGGAAACGCAGGGGCAAGGCGAGCCGGTGCCGCGGGATACTCCACCGGGCGATAGATTCCCGGCTCCACGCGGATCGCGTCCATTGCCCGGACGCCAGCGTCCTCGACCGCGTCGATCCTGAACGACCCCGCGCCAGGCAAGCCGATGACGTCGCCGGCTCCGACCTGCGCCCCCCCGGGCGGAAGCGACAGCCGCAGCCGGTCGCGCGCGACCCGGCTCTCGGCGACCCAACGCTCGGCGATCTCTGCCGCCTCGTCCGCTGTGAGAGCGAGAGGAAGCTCGGACCGCCATACCGAGCGGGCGGCGACGACCTGCGCCCCGGCCCCGGTCGCGCGGACGCCGAAGTCGCTCTCGGCGTCCACGAATGTGAGCAGCATGTGCGCCGCAGTCTCTTCGGCAGCGACCCGCGTGAGCACGATGTCCTCGCCGGCGTCATCCGACGCGACGACCCGCTCCGGATCAAGAGCCACCGTCCGCGCGATTCCGCGCGACCGGAACACCATCCGGCCATCCCGCTCCGCCGCGTCGAAACCGAAGGCGACCATCAGCGGCTGCAGGACCGCCCTGGCGTCGGCCACGTCGCCGGGGGCGTATCCCCGAACAATCCCGTGGAGCTCCTGCGTATCGATTCCGGTCAGACCCGCGCGCGTGCAAATCTCCGCCACGACCGAGGCGAGCGACCTGAGCGCGGCCCGCCCGGTCATCCAGTGGCCGAGGCGGTAGTTGACCCCGTCGCTCCATACATCCGTCTGCGCCGGGAACCAGGGATAGGGCCGCGCGTCCCATGCCCAGAGATAGGCGTGCTCCGTATCGATCATCCGTCCGCCGTAGATCGGAGACACGGGGTTGCGCCCGGGCTCCTCCCAGTAGCTCGTGAGGGCGCGCACGTACTGCATCTGGATCAGGTCGTCGCGGCGCCCCGTGGAGTGCTTCGGGAGCGACGATTCGGACGACTTCGGATCAACGAACTTGTTTGGTTCGTTCGTGCCGCGATCGACTGCCGGACACCCGTACTCGGTGAACCGGAACGGCTTCGACCGCGGCACCCAGGCCGTCGGCGCCGCCTGGCGCACGCCATCGATCCGCTCGTGATGAAGCTCCCCCCACCAGGACCTCAGGTCCTTGTAGCGATAGACCCAAGGTTCGCCATATGCCCCGTCCGCGATCGAAGTCCGGATCTGCGCCTCGGCCGCCTCGGCGCTCGCGTAGAACCAGTCAAACCCTTCGCCGCCTTCGATGTTGGCCCTGAGGTAATCGAGATTGTAGACGCTCCCCCATGCCTCGTCCGCCTGGTCCTCCGAGCTTCGCCAGTCGGACTGCGGCATGTAATTGTCGACGCCGACAAAATCGACGTTGCTGTCCGCCCAGAGCGGATCGAGGTGGAAGAACACGTCGCCCGACCCGTCCTGCGGCTGGTAGCCGAAGTATTCCGACCAGTCGGCCGCGTAGCCGATCTTCACGTTCGGCCCGAGGATCCCGCGCACATCCGCCGCCAGCTGCCGGAAGGCCGCCACGGCCGGAAAGGTGTTTCCAAACCCCCGGATCTGCGTCAGGCCCCGCATCTCCGAGCCCACGCAGAATGACTCAACCCCGCCCGCCAGCGCACAGAGATGCGCGTAGTGCAGGATGAACCGCCTGTAGCCGAAGTCCGTCGGTCCCGAATACCTGACGGTGCCGTCAACGATGGAAAAATCCGATGGCGACGCCGCCCCGAAGAACGCCGAAACCTGCGCCCCGGCCCCCGCGGTGCGGTCGGGCGATCCCGGCCGACCCGGCGCCTCCGACAACGTGATCCTCCCGCGCCAGGGAAAGACCGGCTGGTCGCCCGCATCGCTCCACGGATCGGGCTTTCCGTTCCCCGCCCCCTGCTCCATCAGCAGGAACGGATAGAACATGACGTCGAGCCCCTCGGCCCGCATTGCCCTGATCGCCTCCACGACCGACGCGTCGGACGGCGTGCCCCCATAGACCGGTCGGCCGTCCACCTTGGCGATGGTCTCCGCCCCTGCGCGGGAGAGCCCACCCGCGCGCCATGCCATCCCCTGCCCCTCGTATTCCGTCTGCTCGACCTTCGGTTTCACTGTGCAGGACCCGCAGCGCAGGTCGTCCCCGAACCACGACACGATGAGAGAGACGGACCGGCACGCGGGCACCTCCGCCGTCAGCGCACGAAGGGATACGGCGAAATCCGTGTCGCCCCCCGGCGTATGGACGTTCGCCGACCGCCGCCTTCCCGATCCATAGTCGTAATGTACTGGCGTCGTCGCCAGCGCATACTCCCCCGTCCCGGGCATCATCGCGATGCCCTTCACGAGCCGCGAGACATCCGGGACGCCTCCGAGCCCCTCGGGCTCTCCCCGCACCACCTCGAAGTTGAACTGCGGCACCCGGTTCCCGAACGGCGTAAGGTCCAGATCCTCGATCACCACATACGCCGTCCCCCGGTAGGCGGGCGCCATCCCCGCCCCCTCCACCGCCTCGATCTTCGGATCCGGAAGCTGATCCTCGCTTCCCGGATAGACGCGCATCGTGATCTCATCGGGCGCGATCTCCGCCCCATCCGCCCAGACACGCCCGACCCGGGCTATCGCGCCTTCTCCTACCGCGATGGCGAGGCTCACGAAGTAGGAATAACTCGTCACCTTCGGTCGCGACGGACGCCCTTTTCCGCCTCCGCTCGTCGCCTTCCGCTCCTCGAATCGCGAGGCCCAGATGACCTGCCCGCCCACCCGCATCCGGCCGAAGACGAGCGGGATCGCCGCGCCCTCACTCGCCCCGTTGAGCCGGAACCGCTCGATCCGTCCGGTCTCGACCGCCGCCGCGCCCGCCCCGAGCAACCGCTGGTCGATGACGTTTCCAAGCGTCGCTCCCACGGCGCGGCCGATGATCGCGGTGGAGAGACCCAACACGCTTCCACCGAGCGACCCGCCAAGCGCCGCGCCCGCCGCCGATAGAACGATGGTCGCCATCAGTCCGCCCCTCCGGGAAACGCGAAAGCCGCCACGACCCGCCGCCGCCACGGCGCGGATAGGCTGTTCTCGACCACGCCGTGGCCGCTGTAGGCATGGACGAAGCGCGGAACATCCCCGCTCTCGGTCAGGATGCCGAGGTGCTTCGCGACAGATCCTTCCCGCATCCGGAACAGGAGAACATCACCCGGCAACGCCGTCTGACGCGGCACGAGATGCCGCTGCGCGGCCTCCCACAGCGCCTCCTCGCGCCGCGCTTCGCCCCAGTCGGGCGTGTAGGCCGGCACCGCGAGGGGTTCGGCGCCCAGGAGCTCCCGCCACACACCCCGCACGAGACCCAGGCAGTCCGCCCCCGCTCCTCGCCGGGACGCCTGGTGCACGTAAGGCGTTCCGACCCAACTCCGCGCGATCTGCACTGCGATATTCACCGGTTCAGGCTCCCGCCGTCGTTCCGTCCCGCCCGCTTTGGATGGGCCATCTGCCAGTCCTCGCCCGGCACATGCGGAAAGCCGCGGAAATTCATGAAGTTACCGAACTTTCCCCTGCACGTTGCCGCCCGCTTGTCGCAGCCGGCTTCTACGCGCACCGCATCCCCCGGCAGCGCTTCGGCCCGCATCTCTTCCCAAAGCTCGATTTCCCGCACCCCGGCGATCACCCGGTCCGCCTTCACGATTCCCGCAAGTCCCTCCGCCGCCCCCGACAGAACACGGAACCGCCCCCGCTCGAACCACCGCTCCGCGTAGGCCGCCTCCGGCAGCACGCGGAACGTCCGCGCGTTCACCACCTCGAGCACGCCGACCTCCATGACAAGCGCAGATGTCGAGAGGTCCACGCGACAGCGGGCATCGCCCAGCACCGCCGAGCACGACCCCTGATAGACATGGCCCTGCGGCTGGTTCAGCGCCTCGGCAAGGCCGCGCAGCTCTGCCCGGAACTCCGCCCCCGCCCGCTCGATCTCACCCAGCGAACCCCGGAACTGGAGCATCCGCTCACCCGGTTCCGCCCAGTTGACGAGCCAGGCCTCGACCGCCGCCCCGTCGAACCGTCCCGCGACCACGTCAGCCTCGGCGATCGCCGCGTCGCTCAGGACGCCCACAACCTCAGAGTTGTCGACCGACAGCCCCGTCCGCTGCTCCAGCGCTCGCGCCGTCATCCCGGACTCCGGCCGGAACACGACCCCGCCGAAGGCCACCGCCTCGTCATGGTCCGTGAACCCGTAGTCCACGCCGTCCACGCGGATCACCCGCCAGCACCGGCACACTGTCGTCGAGCCCGATGCCAGATGCGCGGCAAGCGCCTCGGGCCCGCTCACCACCGCACCTCCACCACCGGCACCGCCGGCAGATCCCCCGCCTGGAAGCTCGCGACCGAGACCTGGATGAGGTCGGTGTCGAACCGCACCGGCACGTCGAACTCGAACCCTGCGGTCACCTCGACGCCCACGTCCGGCGCCGTCCCGAAGCTTACGACTCCCGTGGCGCCGTCCACCGTGTAGTCGACCAGCTCCACCTGCGGATCGCCCTGCACGCCCACCCTGATCGTCCCGACGACCGGCTTCTTCACCGGGCGCACGTAATCCTCCGCTCCCGAACGATAGGTTTTCGTCAGTTGAAATGCTGTCCGCACCCCGTCCCCGATCCCGATGACCTGATCCGCGAACCCCACGATCCGGGACGGCAGGCACGACTTGAAGTCCCCCCAGTCCTTCCAGCGGAAGCCGTGCATCCGACCCCTGCGGGCCTCGAAGAAAGCGACCAGCTCCTCGATGTCGTCGAGCGACCGCATCCCCGCCCCGGCGTCGTAGCGCCGCCGCGAATGCGCCCACGGTGTATTCCGCTCCTCGAACCCGTTCGCGAGCGTGACGACCTCCGTCCGCCGCTCCGGTCCGCCAACCGAGCCAAAGCTCAGATTCGCGGGAAACCGCACCTCGTGAAATGCCATCGTCCCGCTCCTCAGAGATTGCGCCGGCCGCGCGCGATGACCCGGCTCACCTGAGCCGCGATCTGGCTCCGCGAGCGCGAGAAGCCCTCCACGTCGGGCGTCGTCACGTTCATCGTCACGTTCACCGCCCGCCCGCCTCCCTGCGACGCCACCCCCAGCCGCCCGTCCGCGCCACGCACAAGCGGCATGATCGCCTCGGGCCCCGCCTCGCCCATGAGGCCCATGCCGCCCCGCATCGGGAAGCTCACCGGCCCGCTCACGATGCCGCCGGTGGCGAAGGGCATGACGCGCCCCTGCGCGAAGGTCCCGCCCTTCTCGAAGCCCGACACCGCGCCGATCAACCCCTCCACCCCACTCGCGATCAGCCCGCCGATCTGGCCCGTGATCGGCCGGATCGCCGCCGAATAGGCCGCGTTCACCATCGACTGCCCCACGCCCTTCATCGCATCCGACAGCCGCATCCCGTCGAAGAGAAGCCCGTCGAACGACCGCCTGAGCCCCCCGCTGATCCCCCGCGACAGCGTCCCCGCCTCTCGGCCCGCGTCCGACAGGCTCTCGCCCATCCGCGCCACCTCGCGCTCGAAGGCCGCCGCCATTCCCGCCGCGCCCCCGAGCGACCGCTCGAGCGCCGCCACCTGGTCGCCGAAGCTGTCGATCCCGTCCACGTCATCCATCGCCCATCTCCCTGTCCGGATACGCCGCCGCCAGCTCGTCAAGCCGCGCCCGCGTCAGCGGCGCAGGCCCTCCCCCATGCCCCAGCAGAAATGCCAGCTCCCCCGGCGTCAGCCGCCAGAACTCCTCCGGCCTCAGCCCCAGCCCCCGCATCCCCGCCCGCATCAGCGCCGCCCAGTCGAAGGCGCTCATCCCCCGGGCGCCCGGAATGCGCGGGCAAGGAGCATCCCCGCCGCCCGCGCCGCCGCCACCGGCCCGCCCTCGATCTCGGCCGACAGCAGGTCACGCGACACGCCCCGCCACCCCCCGCCGCGGAGCCCCGCGACGATCAGCATCAGCACGTCCCGCGTCGAGAACCGCCCCGCCTCGAACCGCTCGACGAGCTCGACGAGCGTCCCCGCCCCAAGCTCCCCCTCGAGCTCGGCCAGAGCTCCCAGAGTCAACTTCATCACGAACCGCTCGCCGTCGATGACCAGCCCCACCTCCCCGGCATGAGGATTGGCCATTAGAGCGCCGTGAACTCGAGCCGCCCGGCGGAGGCAAGCGACAGCTCGTAGGTTGCTTCCCCGTTGTAACTCCCCGAATATTCGATGGAATTCACGTGGAACGGCCCCTCGACGATGCCAAAGTCCGGGATGATCACCTGGAAGTCCGGCGTCTCCCCGTCGAAGAAGATCTGCCGCGCCCGCTCGTCGCTCGCGGCGTCCTTGAAGACCCCGCTCCCCGAGATCGCGGCCGACTTCACGCCCGCCCCGCCCAGTATCTCGCGCCACCCCCCGGCGCTCTCGAGGCTCGTGACATCAACGCTTTCCGCATTGAAGCTCACGCGCGTGGCCCGCAGCCCCGCGACGGTCTCGAACTGCCCGCCGCCGGTCAGGTCGATCTTGATCAGAAGGTCTTTCCCAGCCTGCGCTGCCATCTCTCACCTCGTTCAGATGTCGTCTTCCACACGTGCGCGGAACGTCATGTCGATCCGCCGCACGTCGCCCGCCCGGACGCGCCGCGCCCGTGCCGCAAGGAACTCGATCGCCACGACACGCCCCCGGGACAGCGTCATCGCGCCCCGAAGAAGCGCGTCCGACGCCGCCCCCGCCGCCGCCTTCGCCGTCTGGAACCCTGCCGCATCCGTCACCACGCTCACCGTGAAGCGATGCTCCGCGCCGCGTCCGGTCTGGTCCGAGCGGTCCCGCACGTCCTCGGGCCCGAGCGAGAGATACGTCCCCGGCACCGGCCCCGCCGGCACGACGTCATAGACCGCCGCTCCCACAAGCGCCGCGAGAGCGGTATCCCCCGCCAGTCGCTGATACACCGCCGCCTGAAGTGCGGCCGCCACGCCATAGCTCACGACGCCACCTCCTCCCGCGCGAAGCAGACAAGGAGCCTCGCCCCGTTCCCTTCTTCGGTGACGGCAACGATGCGAAACATCCGCGCCCCGTCCCGGAACCGCTGTCCCGGCAGCGGCCGCGACGGCGCGCCCACCGGCGCGGTCCGAACCGTGATCCGGTAAGGCACCGTCGACAGCGTCGCGAAATCCGCCTCCGCCTCACGCCCCGCCCCCGGCCGGACATGCCCCCAGAGCACGCCCTTCTCGGCCCAGACCTCCGCGAAGCCCCCTGCGCCGTCGGGCACCCGCTCCACCGCCTCCAGCACCAGCCGCCGGTCGAGCCTCATCGCCCGCCCCCGCCGAAAAACCGCACGGTCCGGTACCGCTCCACCAGCACCGCCACCCCCTGCGGCAGCCCACCGCCCGCGGCCACGTCATGCCGGTGCTCGTAGTAATGCGCCGCGAGCAGCATCACCGCCTGCCGCAGGTCCGCCGGAACCCCGCTCCACGTCGGCGCGAAGCCCGCCGTGAACGTGATCTCCGCCGAGCCCGCAACCGGGATCGTCGGCAGGACGAGGCCCGTCGACATGATCGTCGGCCGATGCAGGTCAGGCTCCAACCGCCACCGCTCGGCCGCGACCGGCGTCACTACCCCGTTCATGTCCCGGATCGCGAAGGCCGTCACCGCCGACACCGGCGCCACCGGCAGCACCTGCCGCCCAAGGTCGCGCCAGGCCGTCACCGTCCACCGCCACACCCGCGCCATCAGCGCCTTCCCCGTCCGAGCCTCCACCGCCGCCATCGCGCCGAGAAGGCACTCCTCCAGAACCCCGTTCTGGACCGAGTCGTCCGCGAAGCCGGAGCCAAGCCGCAGATGCTCCCTCAGCGCCTGGATCGGCAGCGCCGAAGACGGCACCGCAGTCTCTTCGACCAACATCATCGAAATTCTCCGAAACTCCCGCCCCTCCGGGCATCAGGGTGATGGGCGCGCGCCCCCGCGCCGCTCGGACGGAGGGGAGCAGCTAGACGACGCGGGTTCTCTCGGACGCACGCCCACCGACCACGCCGGGGCCAGATGACCCCGGCCCGGCCACTCCCGGCGACTTACGAGGCCGAGAATCTCAGGAGCTTGATCGCCGCGAAGTCGCTCACGTCCCCGCCCACGCGCTTGGTCGCGTAGAACAGAACGTGGGGCTTGGCCGAGAACGGATCGCGCAGGATGCGCAGGTCGGGCCGCTCCGCCACCGTATAGCCCGCCGCGAAGTCGCCGAAGGCGATGGCGGTCGCGTTCGCCGCGATGTCCGGCATGTCCTCGAGGATCAGGACACGGTATCCCAGAAGCCGCGCAGGCTCCCCCGCCGCGAGCCCGTCGGCCCATAGGAACCGCCCGTCCGCGTCCTTGAGTTTCCTGACCACCCCCGCCGTCCGGGAGTTCATCACGAAGGTCGCGTTCGCCCGGTACTGCGCGCCCAGCGCGTAGACGAGGTCCACGAGCACATCCGCCGGATTCGCCGCCGTGAAGGCCCCCGCCGCGCCGCTGGGGATGAACCCAAGCGACCCCCAGGCCCACGAGGCGTTTGCCACCTGCGGCCGGTTCAGGAACCCCCGCGGCTTGTTCACCCCGTCCCCGCTCACGAAGGTCGCCGCCTCCGCCCGCGCGAACCGTTCCGCAATCCGTCCCGCGAGCCAGGTCTCCACGTCGAAGGCCCCGTCGTCCAGAAGCCGCTGCGACGCCTTGGGCATCGCGGACAGCTCATGGAGCGGGATCACGATCCGCTCGATGACCGGCGTGTCGGTCTCCGCCACCGACCCGGTCTCCACCGTCCAGGCCGACGCCGCTTCCGTCCGGTCGATCAGCACGTCGTAGGACACCGCGTCCACGTTCACGACCGTCGCCACCTGCCGGAGCGACGCCGTGGACCGCAGCACGCTCCGGATCGTCGCCGACATCTGCGGGTCGACGAGGAACCCGCCGTCCCCCGCCACCGCCGTGCTCAGCGCCTTGCCTTCGAGGACAAGGCCCCGCAGCGCCCCGTCCTCCCCGGTGCGGACATAGGCCTCGAAGGCCTTCTGGTGCGGGGCCTCGGCCTCAGCGTTCGACGACAGCGCCGGACGGCGCGTCGCGATGGATTTCCGATCCAGCATGGTCAGTCGCTCTTCCTGTTTCTGAAGTCGTTCCGTGATGTCGCCCATGAAGCCCATCAGGGCCTCCTCGACCTCGGCGGCGGGAGACATGCCCGTCCCGGCCCGAGCCTTCGTCTCGGTTTTGCTCATGCACCTGTCCTGATGTTGAGGGTTGAGATCGCCGGCCCTACCGGCCGGCCAGCCTTTGCCGCGCGCCCGCAAGCGCCGCCGCCAGGTCACGCAGGCGTGCCGCCTCGGGGTCCTCCCCCTTGGCCCCCACCCGCGCGTCGGGAAGCATCGGAAAGGTCACGAGCGACACCTCCCAAAGCTCCAGCTCGTCAAGCCGACGCCGCCCCCGGTCGTCCTTGGTGGCCTTCACGGTGCGGTAGCCAATCGACAGCCCGTCGATCGCCCCCGCGGCGATCAGCGCCGCCGCCTCCCGCGCGCGGCCCACGTCCGGCAGAAGCCGCCCCTTGACGTAGAGCCCTCGCGCGTCCTCCCGGACTTCGTCCCAGACGCCGATGGGCTCGGCCGGATCGTGCTGCCAGAGCATCTTGACGCGCCCGCCCGCCTCCGCGAGCGCCTTGAGCGACCGCCCGTAAGCTCCCGCCGCGACCACGTCGCCACCCTGGTCGCGCTTCCCGAACAGCGAGGCATACCCCTCGATCACCGTGCCATCGGTCACAGCGACGTCGCCGCCCAGCCGCGCGAACTTGTGCTCGAGCGCTTCCGCGAATTCCTTCATTCCCTATCCTCCGCCTCGCTGGGCGGCAGCCCCAGAAGCCGCCGCTTCTCCGCATCCGTCAGGAAGGCCGCCTCCCCGATCCGCTTCCACAGCCCCTCCCGCTCCGCCGCGAGCGCCGGCACCTGGTCGAGGTCGGGGCGGATCTCCACCACCTCCCCCGTGAACTCGGAGAGCCAATGCGCCACCGCCGCCGTCACCCGCGCCGCCAGCGGCAGCACCGTCAGCCGGTAGAACGCCCGATGCGCCTCCTGGTAATTCGCGTAGGTCGCCTCCCCCGGCAGCCCGAGCAGCATCGGCGGCACCCCGAAGGCCACCGCGATCTCCCGCGCCGCCGCCTCCTTGGTCTTGTGGAACTCCATGTCGGACGGCGAGAAGCCCATCGGCTTCCAGTCGAGGCCCCCTTCCAGCAGCATCGGGCGGCCTGCATTCCGCGCCCCCTGGTGCTGCGTCTCCATCTCGAAAAGCAGCCGGTCGTACTGCTCCGTCGACAGCGCCCCCTGCCCGTCCGCGCCCTTGTAGACGATCGCCCCCGAGGGCCGCGCCGCGTTGTCGAGAAGAGCCTTGGACCACGTCGAAGCGGCATTGTGGACGTCAAGCGCCTGCGCCGCCGCCTGAAGGGCCGACAGGCCGTAATGGTCGTCCTGCGGATGGAAGCTCCGGATATGGCACACGGGGCTCGCCCCCTCGCCCACCCGGAACCGATGCGCCTTCGCGCCCACCGTGTAGTCATAGGCCACCGGCCACCCGTCCGGCCCCGGGATCAGGCTCATCCGGTCTGACCGCAGCACATGCAGTTCCTCCGGCGCCCCCTCGCCCGCCGTCACGGCCTCCACGTAGCCGTTCCCGGTCAACAGGATCTGCCCGTAAAGCGACTCGAAAAGCTCCGCCTTCCCCTGCCCCGGATTGGGCCGCGCGATGAGCCGCACGAGCGGATGATCCTCATACCGCCGCTCCCTGTCCTGCACGACGAGCGGCAGGGCCGCGGCGGCTTCGGCGATCAGCTTCACCGCCCGGAACACGACCGGGTTCCCGGCAAACCCCGCCCGGGCGAGGCTCGGCGTATCCCGAGGCGACCACGCCACCCGCCCGGAGGTTCCAAGCGCGATCACCCGCCCCGCGGCAGACGCCTTCGCTTCGGTCACCGTCTCCGGCGCCCGCTTCAGAAAATCGAACATTCCACGATCTCTCCTGACCTGCCGCCCCGGGAGGAACACCCCCTCCCTCTCCCTCCTCCGCCGAGGGAGGGTACCGCGTCCTCAGTCCATAAAGGGGGAGGGCCGGGGTGGCGCTCACCCGGCAGCCCCTCAAACCAGCGTCCGCACCCGCGGCTGCCGCCAATGCGCCGCGGGGTCGAGCAGCAACTCCTGCACCGCCCAGACCAGCGCATCGACCCGGTCGGGCGACCCCTTCCCCTCGTAACCCCGGACCGTCATCCGGCACATCTGCTCCTCGAGCCGCGACAGCCCCCGGACGTGCCGCACCCGCCCCTGCTCGTAGAGCGCCGCCACCGGCTCCGCCCGCGCGGCCTTGCCCCGCGAGGCCCGCACCCCACGATAGGGCACCAGCGGGTCGATGTTCCGCACCAGCGTCTCCACGAGATCGCCGCCCTGGTTCACCTCGGCCACCAGCCGGTCCGCGCCGTGCCGCCGCATCGCGTCAAGCGCCGCCTCCGCCCAGATCTGCGGCGAGGCTCCGGTGACGCTGGCATCCTCCAGCACCACCGCCCGCCACTCCCGCGGGGCCCCTCGCGTCTCCGCCCCCACCACCAGAATCCCGCATTCGTCCGACGCGCCATGCCCCGTCACCGGCGGGTCCACCGCGACCACCACCCGGTCGAGCACCGGCGCCCGCTCCACGCGGGCGGCCTCAAGCATCGCAAGCGTCCAGAGCGCCCCCTCGACATCCTCGACCAGCACCCCGTCGAGCTCCTGCCGCCCGAGCCGCGTCCCCTCATACCGCGCCCGCACCTCGGCCAGGAACGACCCCGCCAGGTTCGCCGCATTCGCCTCCGTCGGCGCATGCGTCACGACCGTCGACCCCCGCGAAAGGATCGCCTTCAGCACCCCCACCCCGCGCGGCGTCGTCGTCACCACCTGCCGCGGATGGTCGCCCAGCCTGAGCGCGAACTGGAGCATGTCCCAGGCCTCCTCCGCCCGCTTCCACTTGGCGAGCTCGTCCACCCAGGCCGCATCGAACTGCGGTCCCCTCAGCCGCTCGGGATCATGCGCCGAGTAGACCCGCGCCTCCGCCCCGTTCGGCCACAGGAGCCGCTTCCGCGTCGCATCCCAGAGCGGCCGCCGGTCCGGCGGGGAGCACGCGAGGATCCCGCTCTCCCCCTCCACCATCACCGTCACCGCCTGCTCGATGGTCTCGCCCACCAGCGCCACCCGCCGCGACCGTCCGTGGTCGAGCGGCCGAGGCCCCTCCACCTCGGTCCGCACCCACTCCGCCCCCGCCCGGGTCTTGCCTGCGCCGCGCCCGCCGAGGATGACCCATGTCTTCCAGTCCCCCTCCGGCGGCAGCTGATGCGGCAGCGCCCAGAACTCGAACAGATAAGGGAGCGCCAGAAGCGCTCCCTCGCTCAGCTCATCCAGAAACGCCGTCTGCAC